TATGTTTATTTACTTGATTTGCCCATTCTAACTGCATCAATGTTTTTCCTAATCCGCAATCTGCAAATATTGCATATTTACCTGCTTTTAATGCTCTTTTCACTATAAATTTTTGAAAAGGAAACATTAAATTGTTTAATTGTTTTTCATCCACTTCAAATCCACTTTGAATGTGTTTTTTTTGTTTTTTCTCAAGAAAATTGAGATAATCGTTGTTTGTTTTCATTTGTGTTGTTTTTTATTTGTTATTTTAAAAAGGTAAATCATTATCATTTTCAAAAGGATTGCCACTAACTATTAACTCACTTTGTTTATATTGAATCCATGAGTCCGCATTGTAACCATATCCGGCATTCTCATAATATCTTCCACTTGCTCCATGATAAAGAAAATCGGAATAACCGACTTTTCCCCAGTGATTAAACTTTACCTTTTGTATGTGAATAGTTGTAAGATTATCAATAAAATCACGATAAACAGTTAAGCCATTATCAGTCTTGTTAAAGAAGTTTGCTGATCCGCTAATGTTATAAAGGTTAGGCACTTCATATTTTCCAGTTTGTTTGTCTTTCATTATTTTAGTAGGATGCGCCACTAAAAAGCAATGCAACTTATAATTCTCACAAAACATTCCAAGCTTATCCATGCTTTCACCAATGTACTTTGTTTCGCTTTGTCCGTACTTATGTTCAAGTTTATTCCATGCATCAATTACAAAGCTGTCAATCCCAAACTTTAACTTTAAACTTTTAACGTGATTAAGTATTGAATCTAAAGTAAAATCTTTTTCAGGCTTTACAAACCATATCTTATTGTTCAGCACTTCCTTTACTTGCCTAAGTTCCATGATGGTCATTTTATCTCGACCTTCAAAAGACTTTCCAACGATCTTACGTGCTAATTTACTAAAATGTAATTCCGTTGGTTTATTCTCAGGTGAGTAGTAAGCGTTCTTCCATCCATGTCGAAAATGTAAACGTAAAATAATCTCATCCAAAAAATCAGACTTACCATGTCCCGGTATGCCTGTAATGGTTGTAATATATCCGGGTACAAAAGTTAAATGATTATCAAAGTTCGGATGCCCTATTTTTAAACCCGGTTCAAGTCCATTAATAAATATATCATCAATCTCATTTGATATGTCATTGATAGTGAAAACACCTTCAAGTGGAAACTCTTTTGCATTCTGAATTGATTCAATAACACCCTGAATGCCATATTTTTGTAAACATTCGTTTGCATCTTTGCAATCTTTAAATTCAACGTACTTGCATCGTTCCTTACCTAAACGTTCAGCCATCTCATCCCGAAGCCTTCGGCCAGCATTATCGTTATCAAAGCAAAGATAAAATTCAGGCGTATCTATAAACTTGTCAGCAACCTCATCAAAATAACTTAAATTGTTATTATTTAGGTTAGCACCGTTCGGAACGCTTAAAACGTTTTTATAGCCACTTTGATATAAAGATAGTAGGTCAACCTCACCTTCGCATAAAAAGGTCTTTAAATCGTGTTTAAATGCGTTTAAACCATAAAAAATAAGTTGAGATCCTTTATGCAGTTTAAAATTTTTGTTTGCATCCCGATATTTAACGTTTACAAGTTCATCATGTTCGTTAAAATAATTAAACTGAATCGTGTTAACTTCTTTACCGGCTTGTGGCATAAATTCCATGCCTTCGGTTATTCGCCAAGTTTTTAAAGTTTGCTGATTGATTCCCCTTACTTCAAACCACTTTACAACTTTGTCGCTTAGTTCAGTTTTGTTTTTCCATTCAGGCCTAACGTAAATCTTTTTTTCAATTGGTTCATGCTTTAAAAAACCTTTCCATCCGCAATGGTGACAATGCCAAACTTCCTTATCTAAATTTACACTTAAGCACTTGACACTCTTTTTTTTACGTTCATGCGAACACTTAGGGCAAACAGTCTTAATTTCACCACTTGACTTATTGCCGGGTATGTTTATATTGTACTCTGAATAGGTCATAAAACTAATTTTGATTTTACTGGTTGAACATTGTTTTTTTCCCATGTATGAACAGCAGCTTTCCAATTCTTCATTTTGTTTTTGCCAACTAACCAACCATTTGATTCGTAGTAATTAAACCAACGTTCAGCATCTACACCCTTGTTTCTTTCAGCGCAATACTTTCTTACTTCATCCAAAGTTGGATTTTTTACTTTTTTTTCTTTTTTATTTAATTTATTAATTTCATTTATATTTTCATTTTCATTTTCATTTTCCATATGGTTACCCATATGATGTTGCATATGCTTTGCATGTGCATTCTTTCTGCGACTTTCAGTGTAATTTGAACGCTTATTTGCCTCATTTAACATTCTTTCGTTAAAATAATAACCATTTTCTTTTTTAAATTTACAATACACATCATCAACATATGCTTTGCATATGCTATGCATATCCTGTTCATTTAATTTTCCTTTTTGATGTTGAACACAAAGTAAACGAATATACATCCCAACATGCTCGTTACTCATTGTAAACGTGCCACTTAGAAAATCATTCGTATAAAATAATACTGCTGGATCTTTTGCCATAACTTAAGGATTATAAATATTATAAACTTGTAACCTATTACCTGAAGGCGGTTTTAATAAACCACACATCCATTTCTTTTTCCAATGGTCATAAACTAAATAAGTTGTAATCTTCCATTGTTTTGCAATTAACCGACATTCAGCAATCGCATCGTCAAAATTAGTGTATATCATAAAAATAGAAACCGAGCCAACAAAGGACTACCTCGCGCAGAAGTTTATTAGAAACTGCTTAGAGCAATGTTGGTCTCGGTATATTTTAAATGTTTTCATCGAAGTAGTCGGGAGCAAATATAAAAATAATTTTGAAATAAAAAAAAAATATTTATTTTTGTTAAAAAAACGCTCAAAACTGACATCTATAAAAAGAGCCGACAACAAACGGCTAACCGACAACAAACGATTATGAAACCAACAGCAACACCAGAACAAAAGAAATCTGTTAAGCACTATGAAAATAATCTCATAAAGCTTTTACACATGCCAGAAGATGAACACTTCAATATTATGGTTGAAGATGGCGCATGTCCTAAATTAATGAAATCAAGACTTCAAAAGATTCGCAGTCATTTAGTAATTGAACTTCGTAACATCCAGCGTTGGAGAAAAGATAAACCACTTAACTAAATGCGGTGAACGAAGCGATAATAACCAAGCTTTATGCAGAAAAGAAGTATCGTAACCTTACGAAAAGCATCTGCACAAAGTACGGTAGAGAATACGCTGAGGACTTACATACCGAAATAGTAATACGAATAATTGAAAAAGGAGATGACCTTGCAAATATTAATGACTTGTTCCATTACTTCTTTGCATTTGCACACCGGACAATCAATGAATATAAGATTAGCAAAAAGTACGGTTACAACTTTAATCGCATTGATGGTGGCAAGTTTAATGAGTTTACTGCAACTGCAACTGTTACTTTTAAATATGAACTTTTGCCAAGTGATAAACTATACGTACTACTTGAACCACATGAGAAGGACACGTTTAGAGATGACTACAAAAAAAAGCTGTTTAAAATATATTTGGAAGAAGGCAATTACAGAGCAGTTGCAAAGTCAACAAAGATTCCACTTCGAAACGTGGCTGAAACATTGCAAGAATTTAAAAACGAACTTTTGAAAAAGATTAAATGAATATACTTTTAGTAATAACCGATAACACTGGACTTCAGTATCACAGGCAGATAAGTCCGCATATTGTACTTGATGAGATAACCGGTGGCAATTCAATCAATGTAACATCAACAAGCAACTTCGATACTTATCCGGATGCGAAACTGAAGGATCAGCAGATAGTGATTTTCCTTCGAGCTATATCCATGACACGTGCAAGTGCTGAGGTTGTTAAGCGTTGCCATCGTAACGGATGCAAAGTTATTTTAGACATTGATGATTATTGGAACTTGCCGAGTGATCATGGAATGTTTAAATACAGGCCAAAGTATTTCGAGATAAACACAGTTGAAGCAATTGAGGCAGTTGATTTGGTAACTACTACCACAAAGTTTTTTGCAAAGATTATCAAGCCATTTAACCGAAACGTGAAGGTATTACCGAACTGCATAGACTTAAAGCAAGAGCAATGGACAACACCAAAATCAGAATCGGATTCAGTTAGGTTTGGATGGGTTGGTGGTGTATGGCATAAGCAAGACATTGAACTAATGGAAGATTCAATTAACTATCTTTACAATGATAGACAATTGAATGGTTACAATATTTGTTTGGGTGGTTGGAATGACAATGATGAATATCGCAATATCGAAAATG